GGTAATTGCCATTGTTACCGTTACCATTTGGTTTGGCTTCCGGTTTTCGTCCCATCAGATTCAACGATACCGGCAAACTGGCACAGTCATTAAGCTCAGACTTCCAATAATCAATATCTCTCAATCCCGCCTCGAAAAGCGCATTCCTGAGCATCTGCCGATCAAATATCGTCTTGTGATAGTCGTTATCATCTGTCTGGCCGCCCATTAGATAAGCGGTTAGCGGGTGATTGTCGGCGTTGGCTTTCGCCAAGTATTCGTTGGCTATCCAATGAAAATCCGGCACGGCGACTTTGAGAACGCCGCCGGGCTTGAGAACGCGCACCCAATCTTTCAAAACGCTGGCGGTTTGGCCATGCGGGAAATGCTCTAAGATATGGCTCGCGTAAATCTCTTCGACCGAGTTATCAGGATATGCCAACGGAAACGCTACATCACCGAATTTGGCGTCAACGTTCGTGTAGCCATTCATGGTGATCGCGCTACCGCTGCCGATGTTTAGTTTCATCTTACCAGCCACTTCCCTCAAGCAACCTGTACACCTGTTCTTGCTTGGTGATCATTCCGTCGCCCAATCCCGGCTTGTGATACATCGAAATGCGAAAAAACAACCGCCAGCCTCTTACCCTTGCCGGCATCGTCCTGTGAAGCGTCCACGAATCAAAGCAGATCAATTCTCCGTCTTTGCTGTCATAAACCTGCCGCGGGCGCTGCGCCTCAACTTGCTCATGCACCTGCGCCCAGAATGTGCGCTCCGGCGTCGGATCGCCCACCTTGGCGGTGATCGGCTCGGCAAGGAATTGAGTGTTAGACACGCCGTCTGGGTGGGTAGAGATTGTGGCAGTGATGTGATCGTGTACGGCCGTGCGGGCGCGGTCTGGCTGCGCGTAATAATCCTCTCTGTAGTCTCCATCACAGTGCCAGCCGGGGACCGCCGGGAAATCGCCGGGGTAGAGACGGTGTATCCTTGCTTCGATGATTGTGTATAGCTTAGCCTCTTCCGCTTTAGCGAAAAACCACTCTGGCACACGTCGAAGAATCTGATTCGTCAGCGGGCCGCCGTGTTTGTTGATAAACGCTGGCGTCGCGCTGTAGATCGCGCGCTCGGCTTCCAGGTCCGCAATCGACACAAGCCCCGGAAAGCGATCGATGACTTTATAATTCGGATTGAATTTATACGACTGCATTTTGCTGTTGCTTCTGCGTCCCCGCCGGCTTCATCTGATCCGCTTGGGGCGTTTTATTCTTGCGATCATTGCCGGGTTTGCCGCCACCCTGTTCTTCCGGCCCGGCCATCGGCATCCCCGCCATCTGAACCATGCCGGTAAACTGCGCCTCAGCGATCAGCCCTTGCAGATGCTGATAAATCATCGCCTTAACCCCGCCGCGCAGTTCTGGCGGCGCTTGAACGCCTTCATCTTCGGTGAGCCAGGACCGCAAATAGGCGATCGCGGCCATGTGTCCAACTTCTTCAATCTCGATCGGCGGCTGAAGAATGCCGAGCAGCATCTGTCCGGCTTCCGCCATTGGATCTACTGGGACGGCTGCCATCTCGCCCGACATCGGATCTTGCGCCATCTGAACCGGCGGCATTTGCGCCATAGCCATTTGAGCCAATGGCGCCGCTTGCTTCATCTGTTCGATTCTCAAGCGGCACATCTCAGCGGCAGCGGTGTAATCGGCGCTGGCTAAATCAACGTCGAAGATTTCGGCGAGCTGCTCAACTTGTTCGGGAAACTCTTGCAGCGCCAGCTTCAGGCCGGGCAATCCGCCGACGCGCTGCAAGAACGCGTCCCAGCGCTCGCGGCGCTCGTGGTTGGTTTGGGGTAAGTATGAATCCGGCACGACCTCGGCAAACATATCAACGCCGATGTCGGCCGCTTTCAACCACATCCCGTCCATTTCGCCACGTTTGCCAGACAGGGAAACCCATACCTCATCAATACAATACTTCTTGAATAGCTCAAGAATGATTTCCGCTCCCCGCCTATCCACTTCAGCCTTCAGCGCCAATTGCGGCCCGAATAGACTCTGACTGTTCGCGTTGGCGATATCCGCGCCGGTGGCCGTGTCATTGTTGACGCCGGGCAGGCCGCCGCTAAAGTCTGTGACTCTGCTCGCCAACTGCATGTACTCGTTCATCTTTTCGGTAAAACCGAAGTGCTGAGTAGTTGGCGGCTGTGGCTGCAGTTGAAATACGGCGTCCGGTAGCTTGCGGGTATCCTCTAATGCGGCCAGATTGACGGGGATGTTTGAGAGACTGCCTAAATACGCGCTCACCCCATTTGGCAACAATCTCTCATCAAACAGCGTCGCGGGCATTGCGGCTGTGCGCAACTGGGTGTAAATGATGGACATCACCAGGTTGTATTGGCGGTTGCCTTCAACAATGTCTTGAATCCCGACGCCAAGCGACGACACCGCGCGCTGTCGGTAGGATTGGCCAACCCAGTAGTTTTTATGATGCTCGTCTCTCAGTTCGACAACGCCGTCAATCCCCTCAATGAAACATAAATACATCCCTGTTGGGAAGAGTTCGGCCAGCTTCGTTCCCGCTGGAATCGTCATCCCGCCCAGCGTTCGCATCTCCTCTTTGAGCTGTAGACGGGAATACATACACGGATCTAGCCACATCTGGATAAAATCCGCCGCCTGCTCCTCGTTGGCTTCCCTACTCCACACGGACGTTGCATTGGTTGAACTGGCGCGCTTTAGCGACTCTTCAATCTGGACGCCGCGATTGTCGCCTTTGGAATTGACGATGTGTAAATCGGGGAATTTGGCTTGTAGAACGGGAACGCGAATGCGACGACGGCGGATGAGATACGGCGAGTCTTGCGGTAATTCCGACAAATCGTGCTTTAACTCGAACGCCGGGACGTTCTCGCAGACGATATCACCATGCTCTATGTCTTCGTAGCCTTGGATCGTTTCGACTTCGAGGGGTTCGGCTTGTTGGGTGTCGATGTTGGGACTTCCGCAGTCGGGGCAGGTAGCAGATTGGCTATCAAGTCCTTCATCCATTCCGGGGGCGGACCCGAGCATGTCACCTTGGCCGTGTAATATATCTTGCCGTCCGGCTGGCGGTATTCCACCACTTCCGTTTTCTCCATTTAATCCTCCTTGCGCTGCGGGAACTTGTGCTGAAGATCCTTCAACGGCACCCGCTTGCGGTAAACCAGCCCCACCCCCGGCGGCAGATTGTGCGAGAGGATCGGTGGGCATAGGGCCACTACTTCCACAGTCGGCGCAGAAGTATCCCGACTCTCCAAACTGGACTTGCTCTGTTCCTGTGACTGGTCTTCGGCCATAACTCTTTACCTCGTCCGTATAGTAATAATATCGCGCATATTTGCCACACTGAGCCAGCAACGCCTCCATCTGCTTGAACGACTGAGTATACAGCCTGCGCTTGTAATGATCATGCGCTGTCTGCCCAGCTTTCGTCGCGCCGATCGCGTCGTCAGTCTCGCGCGATGGACGCCAACGGATGTCGGTAGATGATTGCGTCCACTTGGCTTTGATGTTCTCGCTGTAGAAGCCAGTGAGATTGTAGCCGTAGACAGGAATGTCGGTGCGATCGGGTAATGGAGCGGCACGCCAGCCCGCGCCGTACTTAGCGCGTTTGAGTAGTTGCCTGCCCTCGATCATATTGAACACGAGCGCCCAGCTCAGCGTCTCATCGTCCCACGTCGCTTTGTCCTCAGACTCTAACTCTTTCTTTATCTTCTTGAACCAGTCCGGCTCAATCTGGATAGAGTTATCCCGCGCTTGCTGTTCGAGGTTCTGCTTTAGGTTATCGGCTGGCGCGAGGTTTGGCGCGTCCGTGTGAGCGAGTTGAAGTGACAAATTAGTAGAGAATTAGAAGCCAGCGGGCGTATAATAAACGCCATGGCCAATCATTACCACGCTTGTAATATTTGCTCATGCCGTTGGGACTGTGACGCTAAGCAGTGCCGCGACAAACCCCGCGGGACTTGTTTTTGGTGTCTGGCGGAACGCGCGGGTTCCGCAAAGAAGCCTCAAATCAGCCACGACCATGAATGGGCAGGTGGCAAGGATTGTAGCATCTGCAAGGCTTATGAAAGAGGCCGCCAATCAGCCCGCTCGTAACGGCGTCTGTTGTTCGCGCAAATGCTGCTCAATACGCCGCCAGTCAGCGCCGTATCGCTCTTTCGCCTGCGTGTGCGACATACGCGCCACCTCGGGATAAAGCTGCTCAAGTTCTTCTTTCACATCATCCTGAAAGAACGCTGCATCCACCCACGTCTCCGGCTGAATCTCAGGATCTGGCAGCTTCAGCGCCTTTTCCCGCTCGATTACAACCGGCGCGACGCCACCCTGCTTTAACAGCCTGTCCACCAATGCAGCCTCCCGCTTCAAAAAGTAGTTGACCGCATGCGCGAGACACGCGGTCAACAAGAGAGTGCAACAAGCCAGTAAGCCGCACAGGAGTATCATTCAGGAAATGATGCGCCGTAAGTGGATGAAACCGCGTAATCCGTAATCAGCGCTTGTACGCCAGACGCCAGGCCGGCAATCGTGGACGCGCCATGCGTTGAAGCGATAAAACCCGCGTCCAATCCAAGCTGCAAACCGTCAGCAACTTGTCTATTCGCGTCCGGCCCGGCGCCCGCGACTGGCGGTAGCGCCAGAATCGCGGTAATCAGCGTTGCAACGGTTGAATTACCGCTGACTGTGGCGTCAGCGCCGCCGACGAATGCGATCTTGTTGATTGCGCTTAGCACTTTCGTTCCGGCTTGCTGGTAGTCACTCGCAATAGCCATTACTCTTCACCTCGTTTCTTTCTCGTCTTCTTCTCAACAGGCTCGGCCTGCTTCTGTAAATATTCCCGTTTAGCGGCTGCGGCACAACGCTGCGCGTCAGTATGCAATGCGCTTGGATCAGCGTCCCGCGCCATCTGCCGCCAGATATCTTTACTCCACGTCGGCAGCCCCGCCCACACCTGCCCGTACTGTTCCGCCGCCGCCTGCGCGATTTCTTCGATTTGTTCAGGTGTAAATGTGTTCATTCTTTTTCCCAGTTCTGCCAGGGGTTATCGGTTGTACGTTCTAGGGGAGATGCGCCATTCCAGGGATCGTCTAAGGATTGATTGCGCCGTTCTTCGGCCTTCTGCAATTTGCCTAATGCAATCTGCCGCGCCATTTCCCAGCCTTCCTGATGCCAGCCGGTTTTCTTCGGGTCATTCGTATACTGCAGCGACTCAGGCAATTGACGCTCAATCCGTTCATAGTCTTTCAGCGCCGCAATCTGCGCGAACCACTTAGCGGCAATGCCGCGCTGCGCGTCCATGTAGTGGTTCATAAAGTCGAATGGGACGATCTTAGCCGCGCCCTTCACGTCGGTTATGCGTTGCTCTGTGTAGCGATATTGCGCGAACTCGGCGCGAAGCATCGCCATCCCATCATCGCCTTTCGGATTGACTATCTGATCGTCGGGAACAACCAGGAAATAGCGTGGACTGCCCTTTAACCACGGCTTGAATGGATGCGGCTTATCTGTATCTACTAACCGCAGCATATGCTGCATTTGCGCAATGCCACCGTGAACGTCCGGCTTCCATTTCTGGAAAGATAGATCGTGCTTAACGCGGTATGTGGCCTGTTGGCTGGACGCCTCGTGCGACATCACACGATATTGCAACCGCGCGCCCCAGCCCTCGGTTGACTCGATCAGCTTCATCTTGTCGCCCACCGTGTCTGGTATCTCAGAACGACAAGTAAGAGTCTTTGGAACGAACACGCAGCCGGGTAATGGCCC